TCAGTAGCATTTTGAGAGTTTTGCACTCTTTTTAAAAGTTCTAACTGAGCGTCTGGAGTAGGTCTTGGTAAGACGTCATCAATTGACTTAAGTTCGGCAACTAATTCTTGTTCCCAATCTTCTAACGCTCTTGGTTTGCATTTAAGTACTTGTAATTGGTACTCAACATTAAACACCTGAGGTCCAGTCTTGATTCTTTTAAAGAAAATATCCCAACCCGCTGTGTAATCAGTAGGGTCACCTAAATCTTCCATGGCTACTAAGATTTGGTCAAAGAGTTTTCTTTTTAAATTTAAAACTTTCATTGATTTATCGCCGTAGTCAATGCATTGAGCTGCATAAGCCCAGCCGCATTTTAGATCAGGGTAAAAATCTCGAACATGATCATGTTCGACATTGTTAAAGGTCTCGCTATTTCTGTCAAAAGACAAACATTCCATGGGAATATTTTTATTGTTTTCGCCTTTTATCCAGTACACATAACGAGGAAGAAGGTCACCTACTATTCTTAAGTGGTGGTCTTCTCTGTTTGAAAAATTGTATGTTTCAATTTTGTTTTTTTGGGCAGAGCCCTTTGTTGTGTTAAAGCCTATAGCCATCGTTTTTCTCCGATTGTGTCTCCTCAAATAAGAAGTGAATTTTATCCCCTCTCAATTCGAGCAGTCTGTTGTTATTAATAATGTCCTCCGATACCGGAAGGTACAGGAGGTCTAATGTAGTGTCTCCTGATTGTTTGTACTCATGGTAGCTGCGAAATGACGCGACACCTGCATATTCGCAAACTTCTTTGTCACTATAAGTACGTCCTTTGGTGAGTAAGTCTTCTGCATTAAGTAGAAAACTAAAGCCACCGTAGTTTTGTTGATAGAATTTAAAAGTTCTATCGTGATAGTTTTTTGGGGTTATCTTGTATGTTATTATTCTAAGTATAGCTACAATGTCTATGACTTTTCCGTTGCTAGACCTTAAAATCTTTTCCCAATTATAAAATATCATAGATATTATAACAAAAAATTATCCATTTGTCAAGAACTATTTTTCTGAGGTTTTTTGCCCGCAGACTCAGCAACTTTTTTTGCATGGTCTGGGTCGATTGTAGGGTGAAGGTCAAGTTGTGCCATCTTTAGTACACTTCCACTAAATATATGGCTTCCGCAATGCATAAGTTCTACATGAGGCAAAGTAAATACTTTAAACCCTAGTTTATCTGCATTTTGACAAAACATATAATCCTCACTTAAATATCTATCTTGTTCATTAATTACACAGTCAAAATAAGCACAAATTCTTTCATCTGTCATAAATTCTGCCTCCCTTAAATGGTCTGGAGTGTACCAAAGTTCTGGGTGTTTATCTCCATACTTTTCAAAAACACTTCTTTCAATAAACATAAAACCTGTACCTGCTTCTTTCACTCTCACAGGTTCAAATACAGGAGCCCGTCCGTCAGGGTATTCTGTAGGATGTGGATTAAATACCATGTCTCCTGCAATTTGTTCTAGACTATCTGGTTCTTCATCAAACAGACCTGATTTGCAAGCCTTTACTATCTTTTCCCAAGCAATAACTTTTTTAGGATATAATGCAGTAAAGATTTTTAATTTATCTGGGTCTTCTGCTATAAGATGCATCATATATAGCGCATCTTGGGCTTTCCAAGCAATATCACTATCTATAAACCATAGATGAGTGCAATCACTTTTTAGAAAGTTAGCAACACAATAGTTTCTTGCTCTTGTAATTAAAGATTCATTAAACATGTAATATAGTTGTGCTGGTATTCCATGACTTGTCATCATAGAGATAGTATCCATCATTGATTTAGTGTACAATCCATGACACATACCACCATACATGGGAGTAGCAATCATAAACTTTAACTTTCTCATTTCTGGTAAGTTTAATGTAATTTGTTGAATTTGTGGTTCTTGGGTTGTCATAATATTTTTACTTTATATCCTTCTTTTATATAATACCCCATTCTAGCAGTTGCTTGTCTGGTGGCGGTTTTTCCTTTTAAATGAATATCTACGACTGTTGGTTGGATTTTTCCTTCCTTTTCCCGTACTATTCTTCCTATTAATTGTGTTAGTAATGGATCATTGTTTACAGGGGTTCCTAATACTAAACAGCTTAAATCATCTAATGATATTCCTTCTGAGAATATTGATTGAGTTCCAAAGAGAATATTTTTATCTCCTTTCATTTGTTTCATAGCTACATCTCTTTCTTCAAAGGGCATATCCCCTGTTATACAAATAGCTCGGTTTCCCACTAGTCTCGCACAAACTTTTAGAAATGCTACTCTATCTGAAACTACTAAAACCTTGTGTCCTAAAGCAGCGTATCTTGCTGCAATCATAGATACCGTATGAACGTATTCTTCATTATTAGCTAAATGATTAACTCTTTCAGCCCAAGGGGTATAAGAGCCATCTAGAAAACGTATGTCTGACTTAATAATATCAATTTTTGGTATCATATAGTTCTCTTTGGGTGGTTTTAGTACTGTATTCCCAAAGTAATCTCTAAAGACTACATGTCTTCCGTCTTTTCGTTCTAATGTTCCTGTCAGTCCAATCTTATATCTCGCGGGCATTTCATCTACTATTCTAGTAAAAGTAGGACTACTAACGTGATGCATCTCATCTAAAATCACAGTACCGAATCGTTGTTTTATGTCGTCCATTCGTCGGTACAAAGTTTGGATATTCCCAATAGTGATAGGACCTGAAGTATTAAACTCTCCACTACCTATCCTGCCTGGTGTAATTCCAAATGCTTTTTTTACTTCGCCTTCCCACTGATTTCTTAAGTTGGTCGTGTGCGTAACAACCAATGTTTTATTCCCGAGTTTTTTTGCGATGGATAAAGCCGTTATTGTCTTTCCCCAACTTACCCAAGCGTTAATTATAGTATTGTCAACTACTCGGTCATAGACCGCCTGCTGGCTCTCACGTAAAGTAAACGCAAATTCAGGAAATTCAACTGGACGAACAATCCTCTTATCGACTATATCGTAATTCTTTGGGATTAAATCCGTTCTTCCCATTGGTATAGAAACAATTCCTTCTCTTAAAGGTCTAATTGTTTTTATGATTATAGGAGGGTCTTGAGGCATACGCGGGGGTAACCGATAAGTTAGTTCTTCTTCAAGAACTGCTAACATATCAGCATTTCCTTCTATCTGTATTCTATTACTAAAGACTGCCTTCATCGTTGACTTCCTATATAGGCAAATATCATACATAACGCTATTAATGCTAAATATGCCATTATCTTGATAGTGTCTCTATGAAATCTAAATCATGGTCTAACCATTGGTTTCTTAAGACAGGTACATTATTATCCCATGGACTAGTCCACCCCGTTTTGTTTATTCTATTTCTAACATGCTCAGGGAGGTACTGTCTCATAACTTCTCTTACAAGAAACTTATTTGTTCCTCTAGAAAACTTTTTAGTTTGTCTAAATTTTATACTTCCTTTTATGTTTAATACATACTTAACAAAACTTTGAGTTAAAAAGGGTATTCTACTTTCCATTCCAAACATTCCACAAGTCTGATCTGTTGCAAGAATATTTTGTTCTGAAGTTAGTAATAAATCAATAAATAAACTATTACTAAGATGATCTTCTCCAAAAGCTCTACTAGGAAACCAAGGTCTCTTAGTTAAATCTTTGGTCATTCTCTCAGGCCACCCCTTTTCGAATCTCTCAGCATGGTGAAGATATCCAGTAAAAAGTTCATCTCCACTATCTCCAGTTAAAATTACTTTACAACCATGTTCTGCTGCAGTCTTTGCTAATAGATATCTTGGAGCTTGTCTATTTTTATCCGACCATGTATAATGTGTATTTGCTATCCACATTTTACTATAGTGTTCTCTTGAAGCTTGGTCTAAATTTACTACTGTAAGAGGTATTCCATACTCTTTACAAGTCCGTCTAGCCATGTACGCTTCATCGCCCATTTCTTTATAGGTATAATGTTTACCCCTTTCGGTACTATATCCACAACTAAAAACGTGCAAGTCTAACTCTGGAACATCTTTAAGTAGTGATAAGATTAATGTACTATCCATACCACCACTTAAAAATAATCCTGTCTTATTAATATTTTTAGCAACTTTTTTTACACTTTTAATTGCTTTGTGTCTAAACTCTGCTGTGTTTAGAGATTCTGATTTTATATTAAAATAACTCCAGAAATTAAATTTTTTCTTAATTTTTCTATCCAAAGTATCATAAATTATTACTTCACCTGGAGCGACTTTTTGAATGTTCTTATAGGGAGTTGTATTACCAAACCATTGAGGATTTCTATGAAATTCTTTATTAGCATTAGGTCTAAGTTCTTTATGTAAAAAACTTTTTAAACTTGTACTAAATTCAAATTTTCTTCCTTCCATACGATACCATAAAGGTTTTGTTCCAAAATGATCTCGCATTAGTACTAGTTCATTAGTATTGGGCTTATACCACGCAATAGAACCATGCCAATCACACGCCTCTAAAAGCTTATGCCCATAAGTATCAATCCCTTCCGCTAGCCATTTTGTATCATTCTGTATATCAGCATCATACATTTCGCCATTAAATAATACTATATTACCTTTTTTAGTACGATAAGGTTGATACTGTGTCTTTCCATTTATATCTAATAGAGCGTGTCCAAAAGCAAAGTCACTATTTTGCCAATATCTATTACCGTCGGGTCCGCGATGTTCTTGCTTTAAGAGCATCTCTTTTACCAGAGCATTCTCTGTAGTTCCAACAAATCCACACATTATATACTTTCTAACTTATCTATATCGTTTAAATACTTATACTCAGGGTCATCTCTATCAACTGCCGTCGTATCTGTACTATAAATTTTTATTATTTTATACTTGAACTCGCCTTCTTCTAAAGCTCTTGGTAACCATTCTTTTACTGTTTTTTCTGTAACATCAGCTTTTACTACTATTGTTATTTTATAATCTTGTGTTTTTTGTGTTCTTTCTCCGAACTTTACCATTCTTCCTCTCCATGATACGTGGGAGCATCTACTAATGCTTCTTCTGCTGCTTTTAATACTTTCTGTATCTTTTGTTTGCAGTATGCGCCATTGAATCCATCTATCCTAGGATCATGCATCACACCCTTCCATTGTTGTAATTGTTGTTCTATTGTGTTTACTCCACATTGTTCTATATAGGGCATGTGTCCTCCTTATTTTATTTCCCATTTCTCACAAGTTTCTTCTGATAGTACGAGTTTCGCTTCTGGGTCAACTCGACACCACCCTTCACTTAGTGAATTTGTTATTTCATGAATCATATAATAGTATTTGCACTCACCACAGGGGTTATCGGGCACAGGATTAGCTCTTCTTTTCTTCCACGACAAAGCAGGTAGCCTAGCCGAACTATCTTTATTAACCATTATCTAGTCATTATTATTACGAAAGCAAAAAACATTACGACTATAAAAAACCCTGCCGCTATTTCGGTTGGGCTCATTTTTTACTTTCCCAATGTTCTATTGCTTTCTTTATTGCACTTTCTGCCAAAACAGAACAATGCAGTTTTATAGGCGGTAAACTCAACGCTGCAGCGATTTCTTTATCTTTAATCTGACTAGCTTCGTCTAACGTTAGACCCTTTAACATGTCAATAAACATCGTTGATGATGCTATTGCAGAGCCACAGCCATAGGTTTTGAACTTGACATCTTTAATTGTTTCATCTTTAATTTTTAAATCAAGTTTCATTACATCTCCACATGCGGGAGCTCCAACCATTCCACTGGCTACGTCCGCGTCTTTTGGATTAAACCTTCCTACATTATATTTTAAGGGATTTTTTAGGACTCCCTCGAACCTATCTACTACTTCTTTACTGTATGCCATCTTTTCCTTATCTTAAATTAAGCCCCATATGTGAAACAAATCCCACAGGAGGTACGCTAAGCACAGATAGAATCCTTTCCTATAGAAATCAAACTTATTCCAGTCGGATTTCAATACATTAAGTCTTTTTTCACTTTCCATTGTTTTCTCTTATTCTTTCTCTGAGTTCTGTACTAGAAAAGGAGTGCTGTCTATTATTGTAATAGACCTCATGTAAACCCTTTCCAGTAAACTCTTTCTTCTTATATTCCTCTCCTATAATTCGGAGGTCAATAGGTATACTATTTAATAACTCCATAAGACTTGCTTCAGAATCATACGGAATGATTTTATCTATGTATTTTATTGACTCAAGTTGTGTCCATCTTTCAAATATGCTTTGAGTTGGCTTTGCTTTATCTTCCCTATCAATACTAGGGTCTGTTTGTAATCCTACTATCAATATGTCACATTGCTCTTTAGCTTCTCTTAGCATTAAAACATGTCCTGTGTGTAACAAATCAAATGCACCACAGGTAAATCCCGTCAATTTTATACTTTCCGCCATGTATCTTTTTCTTTCTTATCGCTATAATTATATATTTTCCAAGGAATGTCATTTCTATATAACACTCCTGCCCATGTAACCTCTGGAGGAGGGGGGCTTTTTTCGGTAAATGCAAACGGACAGTCCTTTAACCAAACGACTGCACATACGCCTTTCTTTACCTTTCTTAGTATCTTATGATACTTTATTTGTAGTGTATCGGTTTTTTCGTAAGTAAATACATAACCGCTACTATCTATAAAATTCTTTCCTCTGTGTTTTAAAACGCCTATTATATCATCTATCATATATCTTAGGGGGTATATACTTTTCATTGGCGTTTCTAACCTTCTTGCCCCTAAAGTTTCGCCAGACATATTTTTATCGTCTAGCACTTGGTCATCTATCCATAAGATGCCATCTATTTCTTCCACGTTATCTGTATGTATTACAAATACTGGAAACTGTATTCTGTCTGCTTCCATAATTCTTCTACTTCTAAAGAATTGCCTTCGCCTACTGCGAATTAATGTAAGATTGGAGCTATTCTTTCTAGCCATTCTTCTTGTGTATGTTCTTCATGAACCCACCGATAACTTGGGAAACCCCATGCATCGTCAGTTACTCCTATCCATCTATATCGTTCAAGTTCATGTCCTACTCCATATGTTTCTTTACCATGCTTAATAAGTTCATGTCCTTCTGTATACATTTCCATCATAGAATTACTACTTCTATACAGAGTAATTAAATCTTGACAATGATTTTCAAAGCAATGTGCATCTATAGCATGAGCACCACAAAACATAGACAGTCGTCTATCTACTACTGTACATTTATCAATAATAGGATATTGTATTTCTTCTTCCCATTCTTCTGTAAAAGGAGGAACTAATCTACAAACTCCTAAGAGTTTTTCTCCTTCCCAAAAACAATGAAAATGAGATATAACATCTCTATCATCAATAGGATTTATAATACGTTTATTTTGTACTACAAATTGTTCTACTCTTTGTTCTAATATTTTTCTATATTCTTCTTTAGATAGAGTTTCATAATGTTGAAAAGACTCTCTAATCCCTTCAGTCATACTTACTCTAAATGTCTTTTTCTCTACGAACCCTTCAAATTTCATCTACTATATTCCCAGCCAAAGTTTTTACTATATGATTTCCCTGTTGCTACTCTATGAACTGCTTCCATGGCTTTTATTTCCGCAGCTTTGAACTCTCCACATTTTTTACAATTATGACAGGGAACGTATCCTACTATTTCTCCTTCTTCTTTTAATGTGCCTTTAGGAGTTGCACACGTCCAGAGTAGCTTATAAGCCTCTGGGTCTGTTTGTTTTACAAACGCTAGTAATTCTGATTTAGACATGTATTCAAATGGATATCTTACTTCAGGCGTTTTTATTATCGCTTCTATACTAAATCCATGTCCATCTAAACTATCACTATAATGTTGAGAAATTATTCGTCTATATTCTTTAAACTGATTTCTCATTCTAATATCATCTTCAGCATTTCCTGATCCCATAAACCATTTCCAATTAAATCGTTTATTTCCCACTACTGTTGCCATCCAAGCTGCAAGTCCACTGATAACTATAGGTACTTCGTTTTCAGTTGCAATATTACCTGTGTTCCATACTACTAATGGAGCATCGTAAAGTTTACACAGTCTTTCTCCATATGTTAGCATAGCGTCTGCAGCTTCGCCCCATTGTGGGTCATACCAATTAACACAAAGTGGATGAATATCAGGGTCATTAATAGCATAAAGATATGCTGCGGTACTTTCTACTCCAGCACTTATCGGTACGTAAGTATTAATTTTATCAGGTAACGCCTCAATTGTTTTTCTATTATGTTCATGTGTATATTTATCAATTCTCATTTCTTTTTCCTTGAAGAATACATATAAATTCTAAAGGTGTCCCTTTCCATTTACGATCTGGAAATACTGCTGGGTTATGCACTTTATGGTGGCATCCTTTATGTACTAAAACTATGTCACCCTCTGTTACTTTTAATAATCTTTTAGCGCAGTAATCTCCATCTATAATCATTTCTCCACTACCTTTTGTAAATACATAGACTTCTTCTTGTTCTGCGTGTCTATGTCCTCTGGTTTCTTTACCAGCGTACAGTTTTGTACTACTTAACGTACTGTCCATAAGAAAAGTATTATCCTTAACTACATAGG